CGCGGCGAGTGGCTCGTCGGAAATGACGCCATCTGCATCGGCAAGGACGGCCTTCTGCTCAACGGTCAACACCGCCTCAACGCTGTCGTTCTCTCCGAAAAGCCCCAGGAATTTCTGGTCCGCGTCGATGTTGAACAGGCCGACCTAAAGGCCATGGACCAGGGCAACAAGCGCATCGGCGCTGACATCGCCACGCTCCTCGGCCACAAAATGAGCCGCGCCCAGTCCAAGGCACTCCGCCTCCTTGGCACCAGCTGGACCGTCACCGCCACCATGGCCACACCCTCGGTGGACGAGCTGATTGCGCTCGATGACGAGTGGGGTCCCTACCTCGGCAACGCCAGCAAATTGCTGGTGGCCAACAAGCGCAACCTTGGAATTCCAACCGCCGCTGCTGCTGAAGCGCTGCGTTGGGACAAGCTCAACGGTCGCCAGGGCATGGTCGCTGATTTCTTCTCGATCATGTGGGAGAACACCCCGGCCAGCGATCGCCCCACCGATAGCAAGCACGGTGATTTCATCCCCTGCCAGTTCCACAAATACGTGAACGAACTGGCGCGGGACGGCAAGCAGCTGCGCACCTTCGTCCAGTACAAGCACGTGCTGGTGGGTCTTCACGCTTACATCAACAATGTCAGCCTGACCCGTGGCAAGAGCCTGGACATCTCCGGTCTCAACATCCCCGCTATCAATCCTTTCCGGATTTGAGGCCATGGGACGTTCTCGGAAACCACCCGAGTACAAGCCCCATCCATTGCTTGAGGAGCTTCGCCCACCGCTGAAAGCATCAGCTCGGCGCAGCCTCCTCAAGTCCATGGAACGAGTCGGTCAGCTATCTGAAATCCTCGTGACAGCTGACGGCTACATCCTGGATGGCCGTACTCGACTGGAGCTCGCCAAAGAGCTCAACACTCAACCACGCATTCGCTACCTCACCATGCACTCCTGTGTTGGCGAGGTGCCCTTCGGCTATGACCGCGACTGGGAAATGGAACAGGTCCGGGATGTGATCGAAGAAACTGGCCGCGGCAAGTGGAAGGACAGTGAAGCCAGGAGGGAAGACACCTCTAACACCTCTAACACCTCTAACAGCGCCACTGCCTCTAATACCTCTAACAGTGAGCCTTCAACCTGCAATGCTGCCTCTAACACCTCTAACAGGACAGTGATGGAGGCGGTGGCTCTCTTCGTTTGCTCATCCCCAGGACCGGTAACCAGAGCAGAAGCAGAGCAGCACTTTGGCAAAACCAACCGCGGACTCTCCCCTTACTTCCAGCGCCTCCTCAAAGCCAACCGCATTCGCGTCGTTGACCGCGGCAAGGCTCACCTCTACTGGCATCCCTAACCCTTCCCCCTCCCCTTCTTCTTCCCCTTACCCCGCCTCCCCCAGTTGGTAGGCGGGGTTTCCTTTTGCTCCACCCTCATCTCCTCCACCAGCTCCACCCTCCCTGGCGGCTCCCCTGGCCCTCCGTTGAGCGGGTCCAACAACTCAGTCCAGTTCAACTACAGCCAACCAGCACGCGTCTGCTCCTCCTTCCTCAGCCGCTGCTGTCTTCCCCACTCCCGCCTCCTGGCTAGATCGTCAGTCCACCGCGGTTGCCCCCCTAACGCTCCGTTCCTTCCCGCTTTCTCCCGTCTCTCCTTCGCCTCCTCCCTCTCCGCAGGACTCAACAGCACCTCCTCCTCTCTGGCCCTCTCCTTCCCAATCTCATCAATCAGCTCCTGCGCTCTCCGGTCAGCCTCGTGCTGCAGCAACCCGTAGCGAATCCCAGCCTGCTCCCTCCACCAACGCTGACGCTCCCTCAGCAATCCATACACCGCCCTCGTATTCACGTTCCACTCCCCCTGGTTCCTCGCCTTCATCCTCTGTATCACCCCCTCACACTCACTCGCACTCATCCGCAACACCTTCTCCCGCCACTTATCCATCACCTCGTGATCCGGCTTCAGCCTCCCCTCACTCCCACTCTTGTACACAATCCGCATTGTTGTGTCACTAACCACTGACTCCTCATCCTACTAAACCCTGGCAACCCTTGACAGATCCCACCTCCCCGTTTTAGACCCCTCCTAAGGTCAGCCCCAGTGTGGCTCCTCACATAAGGAGCATCCTTATTCGCCACACGCAGGGCCCCACCTTCCGCTCCCAGGTGCGCCTCCTCACGCAACTCCGGTAGCTCCACTCCCGCTACTAATCCCTGTGCGGCTGTGTGTATATACGGGAATCCGCGGCTCCCCCCATGGGGGTGGGTGTTCACGGGTTGGGAGGGGGTGCACCACACCCGCTCTACTCCTGGGGTTTCACCGGATCACAAGTCCGGTTAAACACACCATCACTCAATCCACTCCGGGTTGATAACACTTTTCATCTACACTTCATCACTCCTCATCTACACAAACATACACACACCCGACCCGCTGGAGTTACCCAAAACCCTGTAACCTCTAAAGCTACTTCAGAGTATCTCCAGGGGATGCATAGGGGATGCATAAGGGATGCAGGGATTGAAACATTGGTTACATAACGACGCTGCAGTGAATGAAGGACTTGCCCGAGCGGAGCGAGGGTGAGTTGTTCCGGTGAGGAACAACGAATCCGGAATGAACGCCCGCAGCCTTAGTGCTATTAGATGCATCAAGGGTATGGATTAATGGATTAAATGATTTAAGGCTGTTTGGCTGTTATCTAAGGGCTACTCCATAGATACACCTAGGTATCAATGAGGGTGCATTGAGGATTCAGGGATGCAGTGGTGGTGTATCTGGTGGTTCAGATGGCTGGGTGAGCCAGTCCGGAGGAATGCACCATCCTGTTGTGGCAAGGGTTTTGGGTTGGCCAGGGTTGAACAGCAGGCCTCCGGGCTACGCCCTGCGGCCCTGCGATGGTTGTCTGAACAGCCGAACAGCCACACCCTGCGGGGCTGACAGCCAACAGCCAGAACAGCCAGAAGGCAGGAAGAGGGAAGGAGAGCCCAGGGGATGAGGTAAGCCCGTCAGCCGCGGGCGTTCTTCAGGCCTTGGCAGCTGATGGCAAAGCCATCAGGCCACCCAACTGCGGTCTGGTGCTCGCTGCGCTCGACACCAGCCCTGCGCTGGGATCGGCCTTCATCACTGCGGCACACCCGGAGCATCTAGAGGGAGAGGCTGATTGTTGAACGGGCCGGAGGCCCTGGTGCTCCCTTGGTGCACCTAGGGGCAGGCAGCGGACTGGCGACTGTTGACAGGGCGCAGCCCATGTGCTCTCATTGTCAGTACAGGCAGCAATGCCTGATGAGCGCACCTTGCAACCATGACCATGACCATGACCACCACACAAGAGACCTGGGACCTGTTGGTCGACGCAGCCGTTGTGGCTGGCTCGATCACTGAGGGCATGGCAGCCAAGGCTGATGAGATCTGGGCCCTGTTCACTGCTGATGAGCAGCGCGACACGCTGGCGATCATCACCAGGCAGAACTGGGGCCACTCTTCCAAGGGCAACGCCCTGGCTCGCTATGCGCTGAGCTGCGCTGATCTGATGGCTGATCGGGCCTGAAGCTCCTACTGAGGCCACCTGGCCTCTCTAGGGGCCTCTACGGCTCCCAACGCGAAACCTTGCATTTGAGACCATGCCTACCCAAGTCACCGGAACCGGACTGCTGTCCCTGGTTGCTGATTTCGGTTCAGAAGCACCTAAGAGCCAGCTGGTAGCAGCAGCCGGCTACATCAAACCTGACGGGAAGCTCAGCTGGACTGGCTTCTACGAAGCCCTGCTGGATGCCAAGCAAATCCGCTGGGAGCCCCTGCAACGGGATGAAGACGCCGACTACCAGGAGCTGAGCGATGACCTGAAGGGTCTCTACGACGAAATCCACCGCTCCGTTGGCGAGAAGTGGAACCACACCGAGCTGATGGAGTTCCTGGACCTGGTGGTTGAGCTGGGCATCGAAACCGCCACGGAGTTCAGCGATGCCTTTGTCTTCTGGACTGACAACCGCTGGGATTGGCAACGGGAGTTTGTGGAGGATCTGATCGAAGACCACGGCGGCCGTGATCTGACCAGCGATGCCGGGATGCTGTCTTGGGTGGTCATCGACTACGAAGCCACCTGGGAGGCCAACCTGCGGCACGACTACACCGAGATCGAGTTCGATGGAGCCGTCTACGTGTTCTCCGATAACTTCTGACGCCCTCTAGTTGCCCGCTGGCCACCGTTGCCAGTGGGTGACACCTAGAAGCTCCCATAAAGGCCTTGCTGGCCTTTCTAGGGGCCTCTCCGGAAGCCCTAGCAGTGCACCTTGTAACCCAGACCATGAGAAAGACTGAAGCTCGCATGATCCAGGCCATCCGGGATCTGATCGGCAAAGCTGATCACGATGGCCGCTACATCAAGTGCGGCAACACGGAAGTTTCACAAACACACCATGGTGTTGCGCATGCACCCGGTTATCAGCGCATCATCAGCGTGAAGCTGCATGGCAATGAGATTGCTGCCATCAGGCCAGCTGAAAACACACTCTGGGTTTCAGATTGCGGCTGGCAAACCTCCACAACCAAAAGCCGCCTGAATGCTCTGATCGGTGCCCTGACACGCCATGGCAACGATGCAGGCATCACCCAGCGCAAGGGTGAGTGGTTTCAGATCAACAACGGAGCCGCCTATGCCTGGAAAGGTCAAGACGTGTTCCCTGTTGCTCTGGATGCCGATAACTGGCTCCTGCGCACTGCTGAAAAGCTCGCAGCCTGAAGCTCCTACTGAGGCCCCACGGGGCTTCTCTAGGGGCCTCACCCGCTCCCTGCTGTGCACCTAGTACCCACGATGAAGACCACCATTGCCGCGGCCATTGCCGCACTCCTGCTGCCTCTCCCTGCTGCTGCTCAATGGCGGCCCCTGGTGAACTACGGGCAGCCCAGCTTCAACAGCTTTGAGCGGACCTACCAGCGCAATCAGCAGCTGATGGATGCCGATCGCCAGCTGCGCAACAGCCAGCAACAGGGCTTCTATCAGACCCCCTACCAGTGCGGCAGCAGCTTCTACCAGTGCCGTTGAGCCATGGATACCGAAACCCTGATTGCACACCACGTTGAGGCCTTGATCGGCCTCGGTTGGCGGTGGGAAGGCCGCGGCCTCATACCCACGCTTCAGACCGCCAAACAGTTGACAGCAGAGCATCAGCAAAAGCTGTCACAAGAGCTCATCAATCAACCACACAAGGCAGCATGAAGTACTCACTGTTGGGTTATGTTGTCGGCACCATTGCTGCGTTGTATTCGGTGCAGCTTGGCGATCCCAACTTTGTAACCAAAACGCATCTTGAAACTGTCTCGCAGCATCTGGCTCCCGGTGGATTTCTACCTCGGCATCAGCAGCAACCACCGCAGGCTCCTAGAGGTGCCCACTGTTACGGTTCAATCTGCCAGGACGCGAGCCGTTCGCATTGAGTGGACGTTGCTATTCAGTGTGTGCATCATCGTTGATTTCTCGCCAATCAAACTGTGAAGCACCGTGCAGCAGAATGAGGCGAATCAGGCACTTAAACCCTGTCAATGATTCAACCGAAACTGTTGACTTGGGATTAGCTTTGCAGTGGTGAGTGAACCTTGCAATGTCTGAACTATCCAAGCTCCACTCGGGGCTTCTCTTCTGTCTCCATCAGCATTCCCAGCTGCGCATCAGCCAGTTGCATCTGCTGTTGACCGTTGCCCTCAAACCTGGTCAAACCCAGACCGAATTGGCAATGGCCTGCGATTTGACCCTCTCCGCCGTCTCACGGGCGATGGATGTTTTGGGCAGTTCCGGGAGGCGAGACAAGATCAGCTCCGCCCGGATGGGCTGGGTTGAGACCCGCAGGAACCCAGATGACGATCGGATTTTGCAGGTTTACCTCACCAAAAAAGGACAAGAGTTTGTATCACTTTTAGGGGCAATGATTTATGGCAGTTCGATTCTGTCCAGATCGGAACAGGTGGAGAGTCCAGTTTCAGCGTGATGGCAAGCGCATCAGCAGGGACTTTCTCACCGAACGGGAGGCCGCGGAATGGGAGGCCGGGGCCAACCCCAGGGATCCCAGCCCTGTCATGGAGGTGCGCCAACAGCGCCACCACGAGGGCACCCTGGGCGACATGGTGCGGGTCTGCGCCAGTGCTGACTGGGCCGGCAAGGATTCCAGCCAGCTGGAGAATGCAGCACGCCTGGCCAAGCTGATGGGGCCTCGCACTCACGTCAGCGAGCTGACCATGCGGCGGCTGGATGACCTGGTGGAGGACCTGCGGGCCAGTGGCCTCAGCAACACCACCATCAAGAAATACATCAGCGCCGCCAGCGTGATGTTGAAGCGGGCCTGCCGCCTTGGGCACATCGACGCCATGCCGTTGATGCCTGAGAAGCGCACCCTCAAATCACCAGAACCCCGTGATTTGGTGATCCGTGATGAATGGATGGCTGCCCTGTTGGATGCCCTGGAGCGCAAGGAGAACCGGCTTTCGCTGGGCCTCACCATTTTCCTGCGTGAAATGGGTTGCCGTGTTGGCGAAGCCCTGGACCTGACATGGGATCGGATTGACCTGGCCAAGGGCGAGGTTCAGTTCGTCAAAACCAAGGGCGCCATGCCCCGCAGGCTGCCCCTCACCAAGCCTGCCCTTGGTGTGGTCAAAACCATGCAGGCACGGGGCCTGGAGACGGTGTTCCCGATCCACTACGGCACGTTCCTGTTGCACTACAGCGACGCCAAACATGAGGCCTGCGATCGGCTGGGCCTCGGCCCCACGGTTCGCAAGGAATGGGTCATCCATACCCTGCGCCACACCCGGATCACGGAGCTGGCTGCCAACGGCCACGCCGCCCCCGCCATCCAGGCATGGGCTGGCCACAAGTCGTTATCAGTGACGCAGCGGTACATCCACGCTGCTGGTATCAACTTGGCATCCCTGGCACACTGTTGAACGCTGTCTCATGTTTGAGACGTATGGTGCACAATGCACCAGGGTGCACCAACAAAACCCTGAGGGGGTCTAGCAATCTGGCGAATGCAGCGGACTCATAATCCGAGGCAAGATTGACAGAACGCAAATACCAGGCCCCATCAGGGATTTCCACTGAGATCTCTGAGAATGCACGATCAACAGTTGAACGCCGTCAAGGAGCCCCTGCACCAACAGCTGGAGCTTGAATCCTGGTGCAGAAGTACAGGTGCAGACCGCATTCTTTCCACCAAGTGGGAGAAGGGTGCCAGCGGCACATTGACCCAGCGGTTAGCCACTCTTTACCTGGAGAAAGTGCTGGAGATCTATGACAAATCTCACCGCACACCAGGCCGGCAACAACACATCTGGGCATTGATGAGTGACAAGAAAAGTGTCATTCATGTTGCCCTTGAAACCCTGGCCTATGTAATCGGCAACCTCAACGAGGAACGCCCCTTCACCCAGCTCGCCACAACCATCGGCAAGCGGGCTGAATACGTGCTCTGGCTACAGCACCCCCAGTGGGGCAGATCAATGCACCTACAGGGCCTCAAGCTGGCCACCAACAATGACCTGAACATGGGCCTGGTGCGCAAGCGCCTCATCGATCAGGGCTTCCGCAAGGCCGCGGCCTACCACCCCCTCAAGCACGTTGAGCGTGCTGCCCTCGGTGCGTTCTTCATCGAGTGCATTGCCGAGAGCACCAAGATGATCGAGGTGGTGATGAAGACGGTGAACCGCAAGCGGCACCGCTGGGTTCGCTACACACCCCTGTACTGGCAGTTCCTGGACCGGTGGAAGGATGCCGTGACCATGTTCCGGCCCCTCTACATGCCGATGATGGTGCCGCCCAGGGACTGGACTGGGCACACCGGTGGTGGGTACCTGAGCATCGCCACTCAGGTCAGCCCGGTGGACTGGGCACGTTGGCCGGAGGTGAGCAAGCGGATGCTGCCCTGCGTGCTGGACAGCATCAACCTGCTGCAGGAGCAGCCCTATCAGATCGATGAGATCCAGATGGGACTGTTGGAAGCCTGTTGGAACCTGGGCCACCAGGTGGGCAGCGTTCCCGCCAGGCACCGTGTCCCTGAACCGGTGGACAACGAGTACAAGGTGCAGGGCCTGGGCCCTTCGGCCTACTGGAAGGCGGTGTGGAAGTGGAAGTCAGACCAGCGCCGAGACGGTGAACGCAGCCGGATCGTGAACACCCTGGTTGCACACCGCCGCCTCGGTGATGCCCGGCCCCTCTGGTTTGTCCACCACATGGATCACCGTGGCCGGGTGTACAGCCGTGGATCACAGCTCAACATCCAGGGTCCCGATCACCAACGCTCGCTGCTGCAGTTCGATGAACGCAGCCCGATCAAGGGGCATGAACGGGAGTTTGCCTGGAGCCTCGGCGGTGCACTCGGGTTGAGCCCTGATCCCAAGGAACGGGAGCGGTACCTGGACACGATGAGCGCAGCCATCGTCAAGGCAGGCAACGATCCCCTCGGCAGCCTCGCCTACTGGGCTGACGTGAAGGAACCGTGGCGGTTCATCCAGCTGTGCCGTGACTGGGCCAGCTACATCGAGAACCCTGGATACCAGAGCGGCACCATCCACTGGTTGGATCAGACCTGCTCGGGCTGGGGCCACGTTGCCTGCCTAACCGGTGATGCCCAGCTAGCGCAGTACACCAACGTCACGGGCCGTGCTTCCGCTGACCTGTACACCGGCCTCGGGAAGCTGGTTGTTGCACGGTTGAAGTGGATCCGTGACCACGAGGAGATGGATGAACGCCGCACCAAAACCGTGGCGTGGTGGTGCAGGCATCAGATTCCCCGCTCGCTGTGGAAGAAGGTGCTGATGCCGATCATTTATGGCCGCAGCTACCTATCCCTGGCTGAGACCATCAAGCTGTACCTGCGGGATGAGGTGGAAGACTTCCTCACCGAGGAAGGACTGCGCATTGTGGACCTGGCCCTGGTGCTGGCCACAATCACAACCAAGGTGGTGAATGAAGCATTGCCCAATGTGCGTGATCTGTCCCGTTGGCTCACCCAGTTGAGCAACATGCAGATCGATGCCGGTCATCGGGCGTACTGGTTCACACCCAATGGCCTGGCGGTTGAGTGTTATCAGTCCGATAGCAGGCAGGATCAGATCGAGTTGACCCTCGGCAGGCGCACCATCTCAGTGGGTGTGCGGGATGCCACGGGTTGCCCGGTCAACAAGCGGCGCACCAGTCGGAAGCTTGTGCCTGACTACGTGCACAGCATGGATGCTGCATTCCTGATGCGGTTCGTTGCGCATTGGGCAACGTATGACCACCCGATTGCAACGGTTCATGACTGCTTCGGCACCACGTTGCAGCACGTTGGAACGCTGCAGTCAGAGCTGAACGATCAGTGGCATCGGTTCTATTCCGTGGATCACCTGACCAGGCATCAGGGCATGGTTGAGATGGTGCTCGGGAGGGAGGTGCCAGCACCACCGATTGTGGGGTCGTTGGACCGGAGCAAGGTGGGCGAAAACCCGTTCCTCTTTAGTTGACAGCATTCAACAACGTCGTATCATTCATGCAGCGGGCATTGAGGCACGAGTGTGGTACTCGCTTCATGTAAGTCCCGCCGCCCACAGTTCACTCATCGTTACCCAACTTGGCACCTAAACACGTCACCCCCCTGGGCACCATCGTCTTCGGCGCACTCTGCGATCCTCGTGAAAATCCCAACAGCGGGAAGATCGAATGGAACCTTGGATTCGTTCTGTCTCTCGCTGACTCTGACCCCCTGATGCAGGCAGTCGAGCAGGCCCTAGCTGAGAAGCGCGCATCCGATCCCCGCTTCCCTGCCACCAACGAAAAGCTCCGGATGCCTTGGCGCATGAGCACCAAGAAGATGGAAGACGGCAGCCGTGAAGACGATCCAGAAAACCTGCTCTGGAACTTCAAGCGGATGGCCCAGTACCGCACCAAGACAGGCGAAACCAAGAACAACACACGCCCGTCCATCTATGACAGCCGCGGCATGGTGGTCACCGAATCCGTCAGCTCCATCCCTGGTGGCACCACCGGCAAGGTGGTCTTTGAGGTGTACGTCTACGACATGCCCGGCACCAAGGGCGTGCAGCTTCAGCTGATCGGTTTCCAGATCGCTCAGATGAAGACCGTCCAGGTGGAGCTCCAGCCCATTGAGGGTGGCTGGATCAGCGAAGAGGCTGATCCGATCGCCGCTGCACTGGCTGCTGGCTGATGCTTGATCGCTACAACAGGCGGCTCCGGTCCCGCAAGGATCGTGAGCACCGCTCTCAGTTGGAGCAACAGGTGGAGGAGGCTCTGGTATCCCAGGGCCTCGCCCCTCAGTACGAAACCGAAAAGTTCTCCTACGTCCTGCACAAGAAGTACACACCGGACTTCAAGGTGGGCGAGGTGTACGTGGAGGTGAAGGGCTGGTGGCCATCGGCGGAACGCACCAAGTTCCTGGCGGTGATCATGAACAACCCTGGCCTGCCCATCTTTGTTGCACTGCAACGTCCTCATCTCACGTTGAGTAAACAAAGCAAGACCACTTATGCCCAGTGGTGCACTAAGCACGGCATCGCCTGGTGCCCTATCCCCATTCCACCTGACTTCATGCAGCAATGGCTGAACGGTGCACGTCCCACCTTCCATGTCCCGGCCCGGAATGCGAAAGCACAGACGCAGCAACCCAGTACCCAGACGGTTCTGTTTTCTGCTTCTCCTGTCAACAGCGGTACACAACTGACGGAAAACCTTGGACACGAATGAACAAAGCAACATTGAGTTTGCTCAGCACACTGCCGCGCTCTGATGCACCTGCCACCAAGCAGGCCCTCATCCGCGGCAAAGCAGAAGCACTTCCCACACGTGGCATCAGTGAGCGCACTGCTCGCATGTATGACTACGAGGCCAGCAGCTACAAATCACAGCCCGCCCAGGTCGCCAACTACCGCGACGAGAACGGACTGACTGTTGCTCAACACATCCGCTACGGCGAGAAGCAATTCGCCTGGGTTGGCAGACAGAAGGGTCAGAAGGTTCAACTGTTCGGCCAGCACCTTGGTAGCGAGGGCACCCTCGTGTTGACCGAGGGTGAGATCGATGCCATGTCGGTGTACGAGTGCATGTACAAGCACCGCCACCAGTCCAAGTTCGTCGTTGCTTCCATCCCGGACGGTGCCGCCTCAGCCAAGAAAGCCTGCACAGATCAACTCGGTTGGATCCTCGGGTTCAAACGGGTGGTGGTGTTCATGGACATGGATGAACCAGGCCGCGCCGCTGCTGCCGCTGTTGCCGAACTGGTTGGTCCTACTGCTGCTGTGGTCGGTGCCTTCCCCTTCAAGGATGCCAATGAAGCCTGGGTTGCAGGTGACTACAACGCCATCCTGGAAGGCATCGCCAATGCCAAGCGGCAACGGCCCGAGGCAATCGTGCACGCACCGGAGCTTCTGTCCAAGCTGCTCCAACCCGAGAAGCGTCACGGCCTGCCATTCCCCTGGGAAGGGTGGAACCGGATGACCGAGGGGATGAAGCCCGGCCAGCTGATCATGATCAGTGGTGGCACCGGGATTGGGAAGTCCCTGTTCACCCGCAGCATCGCGTTGGATCTCTGCCGCAGCGGTACCAACGTGGCGTACATCGGACTGGAGGAGAGCTGCGAAACCAGCCTGGAGCGGATGCTGTCAGAGCAGATGCAGACCCCGCTTCACCTGGACAAACCAGAGGAGCGGGCACTGCGTGATCCGGAGGAGATCAAGGCAGCACTGGGTACCTTCGCTAACCACCTGTATCTGTTGGATAAGTTCGGCAGCGATGACTTCGACTCTTTTGTTGCCACCGTTAAACATTACGTGTTGGCTGAGCAATGCTCTGTCGTCGTGCTGGATCACTTCTCATTGTTGGCTGATGGTATTTCCCTTGCTACTGATCAGCGGCGGGCTATTGATCGCTGCATCAAAGATCTCAAGACGCTCTGCATGGACCTCAACTTCACCATGCTCGTCGTCTGCCACCTATCGAGATCGACAGGTATTGGCAAGACGCATGAAGAAGGCGGCGAGCCCACGCTTGCCGAACTACGAGGATCTCATTCCCTAGCCCAGATCCCAGACCACGTAATCATGTTGGTCAGAAATCCTCGGTCGGAAGATCGCATCGAAGCCAACACTACTCACTGCTGGCTGAAGAAGAACCGGGTCAAAGGTGAACTCGGTGAGATGTGCAAGCTGGAGTACAAGCCAGCCACCTGCACATTCTTTGAGACACCCGTTGCTGCCTTCTGACCATGGAGTACATCCATCCCAGGTACAGCGCCGAACCCCTGGATGAAGGGGACTACCTCTTGACTGGCACCTACATCAACTCGCTTTACATCCATGCCATCCGCAACTTCAACGAACAATCAGCCAAGTGGGAAGAAGGAACCGTCCCCTACACCTACGCCCAAGCCTTCTGGAACGGATACGGAGCTGCTATCGCAGGAGTCCGCGACCACGCAAGACGCTTCCCTGCTGATCCAACGGTGCAGTGACGTGTACTGGTTTCCGGATTCGCGCTATGGCCTTAGCCACACTCACCGCATGGCTCAAGTCTTTCTTGAGTTGGCCAATGAAATTGAGCGGTGGGCGCCGGACAAGAGAGAAGCTGCGATCTGTCATCGGACAGTCATGGATGTCGCTGAGCGTTTACGTAGGCACGCCGTTGAACGAAAGCCACTGGCTCAGTGACACGGTGAAGCTGCAGTGTTTTCACCGAGAGGAGATGGCCCCGGTCTACGTGGGGTCGGTCGGGGATGGAAGGTCTGAAGCCTTCTACGCACTGGGCGACATGGCTCAGTGGTTCATGGAGATGGGTGTCGACATGCATGACCCCATCTGGGATTTCATTGATCAACTTGCAACCGAGGAACTGGCTGATGCCGCTGAATCAGATGACGCCTGACTGCCCTGGCTGTGGGGCATGGATCACCAAGGTGATCCTGACCAAGTTCGATGATGAGTGCGAGAACGTTGTGCGCCGCAGGCACTGTGAGTATTGCGGCCACAGGTTCTACACCAGACAGCACCACGAGGAGATGGTGGAGGTGAAGTGGGTCAACGGGAAGAAGGGCAAGGCCACAATCCCCAGGGTGACCAAGGTGTTGCCGACCCTGTTCAAGGGTCAGATGACGGAACCGCTGCCAGTCAAGATCAAGAAGGAGGCGGCATGAGGATCCTGCTCGATGCGGACATGCTGCTGTTCCGTGCAATGGCAGCAACCGAGGTGGAGGTGGAGCTGGGGCCTGATGTGTGGACCCGGCACAGCGAAGCGGGTGCAGCCAGGGAGATGTACTGGCAGCAGGTGCGCAACTGGTGTCACCTGATGGAGTGCGGCATGGATGACGTGTGGCACTGCTTCACCGATCGCAGTGCATTCAGGCGGGACCTGTTCCCTGCGTATAAGGCCAACCGGAAATCACCCAAGCCGATTGGCTACAAGCACCTGCGGGCTGAACTGCTGACCGAGGACACGGCGTTCATGTTCAGCAAGATTGAGGCCGATGATCTGATGGGGATCTTCGCCACGATGTCCGTTGGCGATGAGGTGGTGATTGCATCAGGCGACAAAGACTTGATGCAGATACCTGGGCTACACTTGTGGCTAGATACAGGGAAGGAGGTTGAACCAGAAGATGGACTTGTGGTTGAACGAAGCGGTGACACGATCATCAAACGGAATACGGATGAACATGCAGAGCGTTTCACATACCAACAGATCCTTACGGGTGACGCGACCGATGGCATCCCCGGTTGCAAGGGGATGGGTCCAGTCGGAGCCAAGAAGCTCGTCGATGGATTCGACATCGCAGACCCTGTGGGTTGCTGGGAAGCGATTGTTCGGGCGTATGAAACGAAAGGGAAAGTGGACCAGCCATCCCAGTTCGCCACGCAACAGGCCCGACTGGTAAGGGTTCTCCGGGCAGGGGAGTACAACTTCGACACACATGAGGTGAAGCTATGGAATCCCCCGACAAATTGAAGCGCATCATTGCATCGAAGCTTGATAGTGAGATGCTTGATGCGTTGGATGAGTTATTCCCTGAACGAACACCAGAGTTGAATGACTCGATAGATCAGATCCGATACGCTTCAGGACAACGATCTGTCATTCGTTTCCTGAGGGGGCTCACTGATGGCTAAGAAGAAAGGTGGTGCTGCCAAGAGTCAACCCAATGACCGTGGCCCGGCAGGTAACACCGCTGCCACCACCAGCACCATGTCAGTGGAGGCAGCCCACCAGGCGCGATCTGGCGGCGGCTCGCTGGCCTCCTCCGTCCGCAACGTTGGCCCTGTCCTCAGCAAGAAGGAGGCCAGCGCCATTGCTGAAGACACTGGCAAGACTGTTGCTCAAGTCTTTGCCAAGGCACAGGAGAAAGGTGTTGGCATTGGTGCTGGTGCTGTCAATGCCTATAGCAACGGGAAGCTGGGTCCTAACGGCAACAACCTTTACCAGCTGGGGGACTATTCCACTGCACTTGGCTACAACCAAGGGACAGCCCGTGCGCTAGAGGCTCTAGCTCCACTGCAGAACCTGCAACTCGGCAAGGGCACGGCCTACTACGGGGCCAGCCAGTACAACATTCCTGCCACCGACACCATCACGGTCAACGGTGGCTCCAGCCGCACCCCAGGCAGCACGGTCTACAACCCGATCGTCCTGCCCCGTCGTGGATACGGCGGCACTGCCGCTGGCCAGGGTGGTGGAGCCGGCGGCAATGGTGGAGCCGGCGGTAACGGCACTGGCGATGGCACCGTCAAGAACGACGGCAGCATTGAATCCATCAAGGCGCTCTATGCGCAGCAGATGGCTGATGCCAGCGCGGAGTTTGACAAGTACGCCCAGATGCAGGCGGAACAGATCAACACGATGCAGTTGGACTTCGGCAACCAGATTGCCGAGATTCAATCCGCTGCTGACATGCGGGTCAATGAACTATCTGACCTGATGTTGTTCCAGCAGCAGCAGGCTCAGTCCACCCAGAACCTCCTGCAACAACAAGCCCAGGCCGCTGAACGCGCCTATGCAGAGCAGGCCCGTGTTGCCTCTGCCCTTGGCACAGCCTTTGTCCCTCAACCTGAAGACTCTGCCGCCACTGTTGCCTTGGGTGATCAGCGCACCACCCAGAAGAAAGAGAGCACCCTCAGTGATCTGGCCATCGTCTCCGGCCTTGGCACCAACTCCAATCCCCTCGCTGGTCTCCAGCTCGCCTGATGAACGAAACCGCTGAATCCCGCTGGCGGGACCTGGAGCTATTCCGTAGCCAGTACCTGCGCCGTGCCATCGACTGCTCGGCACTCACCGTTCCAACCCTGATCCCCGAATCAGATCAGAACTACGGATGGAGTGGACAGCAGTTCAACAAGCTGCCCTCCCTCTATCAAGGTGCTGGTGCTCGGGGCGTGAGCAACCTCAGCGCCAAGCTGCTCCTTGCTCTCTATCCCCCCAGCCAACCCTTCTTCCGGTTGGTGATGGACCGCGGCCAGCTGGAGGAATACATCGGCCAGAGCGGTGCTGATCCCAACCAGTTGATGAGCGAGCTGGACATCGCGTTGTCTTCTATGGAGCGGCAGATCCTGCAGCGCATGGATCAACTGCAATCACGGCCAGCGTTGTTTGAAGCGATCAAGCACCTGATCGTGGGTGGCAACGCTCTGCTGTACATCGGTGCTGACACCATCCGGATGTACGGACTGCGCAGTTTCTGCGTTGATCGCGATCCTGATGGCAACGTCACGGAGATGGTGATCCGTGAACTGGTGTCACCCCGTCACCTGCCTGCTGGTGCCGATCACCAGGGCGAGGATGATAAGGATGCCGAGGAGTTGTACACCCACGTCAGCATCGATCCCCAGGGTGGGGACAAGGCGGTGCAGTGGTACCAGGAGTACGACGGCAAGCGCATCCCTGGTACCGCTGGCTTCAGCAAGTTGGAGACCAGCCCCTGGATTCCACTTCGCCTGAACCGTATCGCTGGTGAGAGCTATGGCCGCGGCCTGGTGGAGGAGGTGCTCGGTGATCTCCAGAGCCTGGAGTCGTTGAGCAAGGCGATCGTGGAGGGCAGCCTGATTGCGGCCAAGGCCATTGGCCTGGTCAATCCCAACGGCACCACCCGTGCTGACGTGCTGGCCCGTGCTGAGAACGGAGCGATCGTGGCTGGCAATGCAGCGGACGTTGAGTTCCTGCAGGTGCAGAAGGCCAACGACTTTGCGACAGCGTTGCAGACCATGCAGCTGATCGAACGTCGGTTGAACTTCACGTTCCTCTCCAACGAGGCGATGCAACGTGATGCGGAGAGGGTGACAGCAGCCGAGATCAGGTTGATGGCAGAGATGCTGGAAGCCGGCCTCGGCGGGGTGTACAGCCTGTTGAGTGCAGAGCTGCAGATCCCTCTGATCCGCAGGGTGATGCACATGATGGAGCGCGGTGGTGAACTGCCACCGGTACCCAAGGGATTGGTGGAACCACAGGTGACCACGGGCCTGGAAGCGATTGGCCGCGGCAATGACAAGCAGCGGTTGACGGACTTCCTGCAGGTAGTGGCAGCGAGCATTGGGCCAGAGCAGTTCTTGCAGTACATCAACCCGAGCGAGTTGATCCGTCGCTATGCAGCGTCAGACGGTATTGACATTGCGGGACTGGTGAAATCCGAACAGGACATGCAGGCTGAAATGGCACAGCAACAGCAGGTACAGTTAGCGCAGCAACTCACACAAGGAGCTGTTGACAATGGACTCACCGGTCCGCCGCAGCCGGAGCCAGCTGCCGCCCCTCCAGCAGGAGGAGCAGGAGCAACTCCAGTCCCAGCCCAAGCGGCAGGGATCTGAGTTACCGCCTGGAACGAGAGCCCTTCCCTACCCCAGTGGTGAAGGGCACATGATCATTCGGGATGGTTTCAACCATGCCTGAAGTACAGACCGGAATGGATAGCAGCCCAGCTGAGGTTTCAGCTGTTGCTGAAGAATCAGCCAAGGTTGAAGCAGCTCGTGCTGAGCTGTACGACGAGGCGGCTGAGAGCAGCGGGCTGATCCTTGGGAAGTACCAGTCCGTTGATGATCTGGCCTCGGCGTACCAGAGCCTGCAGGCTGAGTACAGCCGGCTGAAGGGCGGAGTACCCCAACAGCAGCAGCAACTTAATGACCAAGAAGCTGCTGAGGTTGAGGACGGTGATGACGAGGAGGAGGAGCAGGAGTCTCAGCCTCGGGTGACCACGGAGCAGGCCCAGCAGATCCGTAGCCGGATCATGGAGCAGGCGGGTGGTGAGCAGCAGTACCAGCGGATCGCTGGCTGGGCATCGCAGAACCTGCCCGAGGAAAGGTTGACTGCATTCAACAGTGCACTCAACAGTGGGGATGAAGGCGCAATCCTCAATCAACTAAAGGGATTGCAGTATGACTTCATGATGACGAATGGGTATGAGCCCAAGCTGTCGGGTGGGCGTGCTCCATCGTCTGAGATCAAGGGGTTCACAAGCGAAGCCCAAGTGGTGGAAGCAATGAATGACCCTCGCTACAGCGGTGGCAATCCTGATCCGGCATACATCCGTGAGGTTGAAAGGCGGCTTGCTGTTAGCAACGTCTTCCAAGCTCGTTGATGTTGGTGTAGAACTATGGGCAGATCCAACATCACGGTTCTGCCCTAGGCCCGGTACGCCGATACCCCAGGAGCAAGGAGTGAGAGGCGTGACGCCTCGCTGTTGATCACCTGTAAACCCTGATCATGGAGACCGACGGTGGCTGCACCTGACGCAACTCTGTCCAGGCCCGGTGTAATTAACAACGACTCGGGCACCTGGGCAAAAGACAACGCACTTTTCCTCAAGGTCTTTAGTGGAGAAGTGCTGCAATCCTTCAAGCGGAATTGCATTTTCTCGGGCTTTGTTCAAGAGCGCACTATCCAAAATGGAAAGAGCGCACAGTTTCCCGTGACGGGACGTTTTTCCGCGAAGTATCATACTCCCGGGAAAATGATTGAGGGCCAAGGCAACATGGCCCAGAACGAAGTCGTCATCAAGATCGACGATCTGCTCATTGCAGATGCGGCGTTGTATGATCTGGATGAGGCCAAGAATCACTACGACATTCGTAGTATTTACTCCAAGGAATTGGGGCAGGCTTTAGCCAGAGAATTCGACAAGCGCATCGCTCGTGTGCTTGCTCTCGGCGCTCGTGTCACCACCAGTGACCTGACTGCCAACCTGCCTGCAGGTCTGAGCCCCGACGATCCGTACCGCGTTGGCACCCGGATCGACATCAACAAGGCCACTCCTACTCCCGACGATCTGGTTGCCAGCGTCTTCGCTGCTGCCCAGGCGCTGGACGAGAAGGACATCCCTGCTGATGGCCGCTGCCTGGTGTGCAGCCCGGAGATCTACTACACGCTGATTCAGTCCAGCCGTGCAGTGAACTTCGACTTCAACCAGAACGGCGCGAACGGCTCCTACAAGGAAGGCCAGATCGCCAAGCTGGCTGGGTTCAACATCTACAGCAGCAACCACATCAAGCAAGGCAATGTCACCGCCAAGGCTGGTGAACAGGGCTACACCTTCGGTGGTGCTGACACTGTTCTGTCCTCCGTGGACATGAGCAAGACCAAGATGCTGGCCTTCCAGAAGGGTGCTGCTGGTGTACTCAAGCTGCGTGATCTGTCGATGCAGATGACCGGCAATGACTACAACGTGATGTACCAGGCAACATTGATGGTTGCACGCTACGCCTGCGGCTTCGGCATTCTGCGCCCGGAAGCAGTATGCGAAATCCATAACGGTTGAGTCACACTCAATCGAAGGCAAGATGGGGGGCAGAGATGCCCCCTTTTTTCATGGCCATCACTATCACCACGATCAACCCACCCGCAGTGAAGACTGCGTTGGCATGGGATTGGCAAGATGCACAAGACGATGACCCGATGGCCCAGGCGCCGCTGGTCACCCTGGCTCCCGGCCTGAAGACCGGAACTGTTGGAGCAGCTGGCACCCCCAGTGCCGCACCGACCTACACCGTGACCGGCGTGAATGGCCTGGTTGCTGCTGGCGGTGCTGCCGCTAACGGTGTCAAGAAAGCAAGCCTTGCTGTTGGCGGCGCACTGCGTGTGAGCGGCAACGGCACCAGTGGCGCTACTGCCAAGACTGGCGTGGCCACTTCTGGTGGAGCTGGTACTGGTCTGACTGTTGACCTGGTTGCTGCTGGCGGCGTGGTCGTTGGTGCCACGGTCAAGGTGGCAGGCAGTGGTTACAACGTTGGTGACACCGTGACCGTTGCCAAGGCCACAGCCGGTACTGGTACCGACGTAACCCTGGTGATCTGATGACGGAACTAGAGGCGATCAACACGCTGCTTGGCGTCATCGGTGAAGCGCCGATCGATCGCCTCAGTGACATCACGGTGAATGAGATCACCGACAGTGCACTGGCTCGCCGCACCTTGCATGAGGTGAGCCGTGACGTACAGGCCGAGGGCTGGAGCTGGAACACCGACCGCAACGTTGAGTTGCAGAAGGACACCAGCGATCAGTTCCCGATCAGTGACGACGCACTGGCGGTGATCTTCTCCCCCAACCGCTACCCCGACATGGAGTACGTGGCACGGGGGGACAGGGTGTATCACCGCTTCAAGCGGGTGTTCAACTTTGGCAAGAACATGACCGGTCCACTGGTTGTGGATCGCATCGTCATGAAGCTGCCATGGGAACACCTGCCTCATGCGGTGCAGCAGTACATCACCATTCGTGCCGCTCGCATTTACAGCGATCGGTACATCAACTCCAACATCATCTACACCTATACGGCACAGGATGAGGAGTACGCCCGCGCCATGTTGATCCGTGACGAGGAGCGTCACCTGAACAACAACCTGCTCTGGGGTAATGACCGGGGCATGGGCAGTGGGCTTGGTTACATCCCAGCTGAAGGCACCCGTTTCCGGACACGTTGATGGCACGCAAATCCAACCTGACTCGCCAGATCAGCAAGCCACCTGGCGGCCCTGTTGAAGGGAAGATCGACACGCTTATCCAGGGCGTGTCACAGCAGCCCAAGCACCTGCGTGTGGTGGGTCAGGGGGAGGAGCAACTCAACGGGTGGAGCAGTCCGATTGAGGGACTGTGCAAGCGGAATCCGTTGCGGTTGGTGGGCAAGATCCTGCCGACCCCCGTGACGGACTTCTACCTGGAGATGATGCCCGTCATTTCGGGCGAGCGATACAGCGTGATGGTCTACCCGGAGGGTGGCCAGACCAAGCTGCTGATCACGTTGAACGGAGCGCCAGCTCAGGTTGATGTGCATGGCACGGGTCTGACACCAACCCCGGCGCTGTCCATGGATCCAGCGTTCCAGATTGCAGGGACTGGTGTGACGGGTACCGCCGCCAGCTACCTGTACAACGCAGCTGGTAACTACCAGCAGAAGTACGTCCTGATCAACAACGGCCCCCTGGGCCTGCTGCTCAACAGGGAGAAGGTGGTGGCGATGTCCACTGCCACTACGCCAGCAGCGAAGAAGGAAGGGCTGATCTTTGTGCAGGCCACGGCGTATGAGGTGAGCTACAAGCTGACCCTGAATGGCACGGTGGTTGGCACGTACACCACACCCAAGGCCAGCGATACCAACAACCAGCTGAGTACGTCCGCGGTTGCGACGGAGCTAGCGAAGTTCATCACCGCTACCACCGGGTTCCAGGCCACGGTTGATCGTCACGTGGTCTGGGTGAGGAAGACCGATGGCAGCGACTTCACCATGAGTGTTGACGATGGCCGCGGCAATAGCTTTGCCCGCGTGGTGAAGGGCAGCGTGACCAGCCTGGCGGAGTTGCCAGTGGTGGCACCCAATGGGTTCATCATCAACGTCAGCTCAGATCCCAGCCAGACGGTTGATGACCGCTACCTGAAGTTCACCACAACAAGCGGTGGTGCCATGGGTGATGGCAGCTGGGCAGAGACGGCCAAGCCTGGGATGGTCTACCAGATCAATCCGGACACGATGCCGCTGGTGATCTACCGCAAGGCACCGGGTGTGATCTTTGTTGGTCCAGCTGATGGCACCACTCAGACCATCACGGTGGGTGGAACCAGCTACAGCTACACGTTCCCGAAATGGGGCGACCGTTCAGCTGGTGATGAGACAACAGTTCCCAATCCAGCTTTTATCGGGAGGACAGTCCGTGACCACGTGTTGTTCCGTGGCCGGTATGTGATGTGCGCTGGCCAGAGCGTGGTGTTCAGTGAGACGGACCAGATCTTCAACTTCTTCCAGGACACCAGCGTTGCGCTGACTGCAAAGGATGGGTTCAGTGTTCTGGCCGTGAGCGAGGTGAGCAGTGAGTTGAACTGGCTGCTGCCGGTGGACGAGAACCTGCTGGTGTTCAGCCAGTACTCCCAGTTCCGGGTGTCACCGGCTGACGCAGATGTGCTGACGCCGGGCACGGCAATGATTCTGCGGTTGAGCAACCTGCAGATGAACCCGTTCATCCGGCCAAAGCTGGCTGGACCGCAGGTGTTGTTTGGCACCAACGAGTTTGGGTATAGCCACTTCCGTGAGTACAGCTTCTATGACACCCCGCAACGCAGATCAGGGTTGAACCTGGGTGGTAGCAACGATGTCTGCCTCAACATTCCCAAGTACATCGAAGGGCTGGTAACGCACTGGGATGTGGGGGAGACGATCGACTTTGCGGTGTGCTCCACGCCCACCGATCGCAAGACCCTGTACGTGTACAAATACCTATTCCAATCTGGTGGTCAGTCGTTGTCCAAGGCGCAGTCCAGCTGGAGCAAGTACCAGTTCAACGGTGATGTCCGTTGGATGAAGTTCATGGACAACGAGCTGTGGTTGATCCTGACCTACCCAGATGGGACCTACACCGCTCACATCACATCGGATGAGCTGGAGCTGCCAGACAGCATCCAGCCCCACCTAGACCGGCTGCTGCTGTACCCCGAGTGCAACCAGGATCCACAAGCCAGCAACAACGTGACGGCTGCCTATGACCCGGATACCCAGCTGACAACGTTCACGCTGCCGTACCAGGTGGTGGGTACTGCTCGGGCCGTGGTGCGTTACACCAACGCCACCAAGGAGGGCCTGCTGTTGGGCACTGCGACCAGCGGGAACAAGATTGTGTGCGAGTTAAGGGGTGACTGGACCGGGCAGAAGATTGCCTTTGGCGAGGAGTACCAGTTTCGGTATGAGTTCACCACGCCGTATGTGGAGAGCAGGGACCAAGCACGGAGCCGGATCATCGGGAAGCTGGATGGCCGCACCCAGCTGTTGACCTTCAGCACGTTCCATCACAACGCTGGGCGGTATGACGTGCGGGTGCAACGGCAGAACCGTCAGCTTGACAGTGTGCACAAGTTCCGCAGTCGTCATCTCAACGTGATGAACAACAGGCTGGGAACAGAGACCAGTCATGTTGAGACGGGTCAGTTCAAAGTTCCCATCTATTGTCAGAACACAGCCTGTCGCATCTTTGTGGAATCAATGAGCTGGTTGCCGTTGACGATCACAGGAGCCATGTGGGAGGGCTCCTATTCCAACCGTTCCAAGGGGGGCTGAGTCATGGCGTTCTGGGCAGCAGCAGGTGCAATCCTCGGTTTAGGCCAGGGGATCCTGGGTGGAATGCAGCAGCAGCAGGCTGCGAAGGAAGCCAACAAGTTGGCCGAGCAGATGGCCAAGAAGCAGTACCGCCGCGCCATGAAGGAATGGCGTATCGACTGGTGGGACAAGAAATCCAACTGGTTGTGGCAGACCGCTCAGACGGAGGCAATGCGCTTTGCCGAGCGGCAGAAGGAATCAGATCACAACTGGCGATCCCAGAAGCTGATCGAGTCCGCCATGCAAAACCTGGAGGTCAACACCCAGGCCATCCGGGACAAGTTCATCACCGAGGAAAAGCTCCGTGCCACCCAGGTTGGGATGGAGTACGGCTACAAGATGGACCAGCTGGCTTCCACCGCTGGTGAGACGGTGCGCCAGTACATGGCTGGCATCCGGGACACGGCGTTGCAGTCCATGCAACTGGTCAACCAGACGGAACGTGAGGGCCAGGCGCTGGTGAGCAGCTTGGTGTTTGAGCAGCAGAAGGATCAGCTGCAGTGGGAGATGGGGCAGATCGCTGCTGTGATCGATGGTGCCCAGGTTGCAGCGACAGCTAGCGCCCGAACCGGCGGCAGCGCTACTGCTGACCGGTTGGCTGTGAACGTGGCGCAGAAACTGGGTCAGGCATGGGGGCAGATGGAACTGCAGTCGCGGGACCGGCAGGCACGGTTGGGGCTGATGAACACGGCGATGCGTGGCGAAACCGCGGTGCAGCTGGGGCGCATGGCGCTACAGATGCAGGACCAGTCAGAGAAGATCCGGTACACCAACAACCGGTATGCAGCGGATACGGCGTATGAGACCGGGGTATTCCGTGACCTGACGATTCCAAGCTTTGAACTGGCTGGTCGTCAGGGTGCACGGGAGATGAAGTCGCTGCAGATCCAGACGCAGGGGATCATCAATGAGGCATCGATGCCGTATCGGAAGTCGATCATCTTTGATCCGATCAAGCCGATCAAGGGACTGCGGCCTGAGTACATGGCGCCAACCAAGGTGTATGAACCAAGCACTGCAGGGATGATTGGCAGCGCATTCGTGAATGGAGTGCAGGGTGCAATCAGCATGGGCACCTATCAGAAAGCTGATGGCACATTGGGTTGGAGATGATACAGTTGACATTGATCAACAGTATTACTCATGGCTGCACTGAAGGGCCAAGACCTGCTGCGTTACCTGGATGCTCATCAAGGTGACGATCGAGACAAAGTGATCGAAGGCGCTGGCTATGTCATCCGCCGCAACGGTCGTCTCAGCCTGCAGCGCACCAAGTTCTTTGAGGCCCTGGCTGCAGCCAATGGACATGAGCTTGGCCCTGTGTTGAATGAGCGCACCGAGGGCGGGAAGGAAGCCACCTACCGCCTCAAGGTTGGCCCCAAGGGTCTGGTGCCGGTGAGCCGTGCCTACACCGACCAGTGCGGCATGAAGCCCGGCAGCTACGTCCGCGTGATTGTGGAGGAGAACTGCATCGTGCTGGAACCAGACGAGGATGCACCTGCTGCTGTGACGCCACCAGTGGCATCGCTGGCAACCATTGCCTAGCTTGCGGTTGCGCAAAGGCCAAGGTGACACGGGGGCTACGGCCCCCTTTTCAACATGATCCAAGACACGCTGATCAGCTATGAGAAATGGCGGGAGGCGTGGCTCTGGTATCGCGGAGCGCCTCACCAAGAGGCAGCTATCAACAAGCTCTATGCCCACATCCTGGAACTACCTGGTGGCGCCTGCCTGCTGGCAAAGCACGCCGAGTGGCTTGAGGAGTACCGCTCCAGAGATCAACTGGTCAAAGACTTCATGCATCCAGAAGGAACCTGATGCTGATCACCGTCTGCCTGCCACCACCACCACCTGTCTCTACTCCGGTGGAACAGGTGAGCAAATGCCATGGCTTCCATAGCGTTGAAGCAATGCAGCGTTGGCTGCAGCAACAGGGAATAGAAGCCACCTGCGCTGCCATGAATTGCGGAGACTGGCGATGGCCCTGAGTCACTACCAGCTCAGCGTTGCTGCTGACCTATGCCGTGCGGTGTACATCAACCCAGATGACTGGTTGGTGCATACCGAAGACACCACCACCTGGATCGCCATTGAAGGCAGCGATGAACTGGCGGACTGGCGCAGGAACTTTGAGTTCATCCTGACCAGCAGCGATGAACACCTGGGCTTCGGGTCCTATGCCAGGCAGCTGATGGCTGAGATGTGGGCGCAACGGGTGGAGCTGGACCTCAACCACACCATCGTGTTGTGTGGTCACAGCTTGGGTGGTGCTGTAGCCACGATCATGGCGGCACAGCTGCAGAACGAAATCCCCCAGCTGGAGCTGGTCACCTTTGGCTCACCACGCCCTGGTGGGCGGAAGCTACGGCAGCGGCTGCGGGTGCCACACCACCGCTACCGCCACGCCAGTGACATCGTGCCGGAGATGCCGCTCTGGATTGCTGGGTTCAGACACACTGCACCCGTTATCCAGCTGGAACCATCCAGTCCACTGCACGCATTGCGAGGTATCCGGGACCATGACATGGGTGTGTACCGGAGGTTGATCCATGAAGCGTGATGCCATCCGGCTCAGCCAACACCAATCCATCGAGACCAGCAGGGATTGGAACGGGCGATACTTCATCGCCTACAGCGGTGGTGCCAGCGTCTTCATCCGGGACATTACTGAGCTGCGCCGCTTCCTCAAGATTCCTAAGTCCATTCCGATGCGGGAAAGCCTGGAGTCCTGGCTGGCCAGCTTGGCTGACATGGATGCCAACAAAAAAGGGCCCCGTGAGGCCCTCGTTAGCGGAGTTCCAGTGGAAGGTAGCTGGGATCCACAAGCCCATGGGTTGGATGAATCAGATCCGCAGCACCAGACCCGAACGGTGATTTAGGGGTTGGGTGGTGCGCTGCCCAGTCCAATCAACGTGGCCAGCAGCGATGTCAGGGTCTGCACTGCCCTGCTATCAACGTCCTGACAAACGGTGGGTTCTTCCTTCAACTTGCCTGCCATGGTGGCCTGAAACAAAGCAGGCCCCACCATGAAATTGCACACCGACCACCAGCCAATCGACAGGAAGCAGATACTGGCTACGACAGCAATGATTGAGTTGCGTAGCCAGGGTTTCATCAGTCGCTAGTTGGATAGGCCGATAGCTTCACCCATGCAATACCGTCTGACACCAACACAGCCCAAGCTCCATTTGTGTTGGCAGTGATCTGGTCGGTGAAGGTGGCGTAGTCCCGGTTGCTGCGAACGTTGGCCACGGTGGATCGAGCGACAGCTGTGTGGTAGTTCTTGAAATGCAGCTCACGCCCCTTGCAACCAACAGGATTGGGCAGCGTGATCAACGGTTCAGTGCCACTCGGTAGGTCCAGCAGCAGGGAGTAGTCCGTGTCAGACACGATTACCGGGTTGGCGTTGACCATCCGCAGGGGATGGGTCTCGTTCTGCGAGGGGTCGATCAGTACGTTGCGGTGAACGGCCTTCCACTTGCTGATGCTGGCGTCAAAGATCAGCAGGTCGCCGTGGGTGGGGTTGGGTGCCTCAACGTCGGTGGCGCGGCTGATGTGGCTGTTGAGATCGACCGAAGCCCACGCCTGCTGACCCAACACAGGTGGATGCTGGCCAGTAGTGGTGCCATAGATCCACACCATCACAATGTTGGGCGGGAACTTCAACGGCGGTGGCACCAGGGAACGCCAGATGATGCACTGCCAGGGACGACCCTCCCATTCGCCATACGGCTGGTGCGTATCAGGGTTGACGCCCTTCACCACAAACTTCCAAATCGTGGAAGGCGTGGTGTCGTCGGTGTAGACGAGGTAGTAGGCGTACTTGCTGGGAGGCAGTGGATGGGTGCCAGAAGGCGGGTCGGTGGTACCTAGGCCCATTGGCACCAGGCCAAAGGTGGGCTCGCCATGGACGTTGATGTAGAGCGTGACACGACCGTTCTCGTGCTGCGGCTCGACGTTGCTGTTATCGGTCGTTGCCCTCCACAGCTCGCCGTGATGGATCACGGTGGAACCAGACTCCCAACGACGCACCGTGTCCCATGGCTTCACGTGGGCGTTGGGTGTGTTGAAGATGAACTGCTGAGCAACCGTTGACCAGATCGGCATCGTGCCCTCAGCTGCGGCACTGTGCTGGTTGACATCCCGTAGCTCACTGAGCTTCACCGGGTTGTTCTGTGCAATCCACTTCTGGGCTGTGGCATCCCATGTAATGACCTGCTGGTCATGGGTGGCCTTGACTTCAAACCGTTGTGGACTGGTGATCAGCTGGGTGGGTTCAGCCTGCCTCTCAACAGACCATTCGTTTTTATTGGCGTGGTAGGTGGCCACAAGGACGGTGCCATCACTTGCCACATGAGTGGCAACCTGTCCGTCAACAGGATTAGTGGGAAAAGGGAAGGACATTGGTTCAGCTCCAGGGGAGACCAGCTGCCACCTTCGGGGCACGCTGGCTTTCGATCTGCTCGGCTAATGCCTTGCCGATCTCCTGCAGCTTCTCTTCGCCCAGCCGGTCCTTCACCCACTGGATGCAGGTGGCCTCGGTCAGGTCCTTGAATGCAACGCTGATTTCGCCGTCAACGCCAACGCTGCCGTAGGCGCCAGCGCTGTAGGTGTCGTCCTGCAGGTCCACGGTGTAGTGAACCGTGGTGACCTTGCCTGTGGCGACTTCGCGTTCCAGGTTGGCGATGTGCCAGGTGGGGTGGGGATTGGCTTTGGTCATGGTGTTAATGAGGTGAGGGTGATCAGTGAAGGTAACTACTTGCTGCCAGGGTCCGCTTGCTTCTGCGGTGCTGCAGGCTCAAGGGCTGCAACGCGAGCCTTCAGCTTGTCGATCTCAGTCAATGCTTCCTGCAACGCAGCCGTCAACAGAGGCACCAGCTTGGATGGATCGTAGGTTTGCGGAAGGATTTTGCCGTTCTCATCAACAGCGTCTTTGTCTCCGCCAACAGCATTCGGGAATACCTCTTGAACTTCGTGGGCGATGAAGCCAATGTCGTGATTCTGGTTTTCAATCCACTGATAAGTTACAGGTCTCAGCCTGTTAACAAGTTCAATCCCGCTCAAAAGCGGCTGGACGTTCTCTTTTAACCGATAATCGGACGAAGTAGCGTAAATAAGTTGGCTGCCATTGTAATAGATTTCTCCCCTGGTATTCCCGCCGGCACCTGTCGAAAAACGCATTAAGTGAGTGTTTGCTGTATCACTTGTATTAGCAAGATACACTGTAGGGACTGTATTTGTTGCAGTGCTAGCGGCGATTGCCATATTACTTCCCCCCACAACGCCAAGTTTTTCTCCACCAACAACTGGAGAGGTGCTTGAATTGTGATTGATAAATACGTCACCATCCTGCGTAATCCTCATCCGCTCCGTCGGGTTGGTCGCTCCGTCGGCGGTAGTGGAGAACACTAACCGGCCTGGCATGTCGTTAGTGCCGGGGGTGCCGTCTACAAAAGCTTGAATTTGAGCGGCACTGATAAAAGAAGTTCCATCAGCAGCATTAAAATCTAAGCGACCTATTGAATCGTCAGCGACAACAACTGTGTTGGTGCCAATGGACGCACCTCGGCTTTTTGCAAATGAAAAAACGGCGGCGCCAGTTGTCGCAGCCCACCTAGACAACGAAACGTTTGATCCTGATCCTGTTCCGGCAACTTGAAAGCCTTCAAATCCTGCGCTACCGCTAACATTAAGCGCACTAGACGTGCCAACTAACAACCTACCGGAGCTGTCGATGCGGGCGCGTTCGGAAGCATTGACACCAAACGAAAGACTGTCAGTGGAATGGTTGTAATCTAGAAAGCCAGCCAGTGTTTCGCTGCCAGTAGTTCCGTCAGCAAAGTAAATACGACTGGCAAAGCTTGATCCAGTGGCAACCGTAATTCCGGCGTTTGCACCTGTGTTGGCAATAACAAGATCATCACCACTTGCGTTGTAGCTTCCAGGGCTACTAGTCCCCAGACCTAAGCGGCCACTGGAGTCCAGGCGCATACGCTCCGTCGGGCTGCTCGCACCGTCGGCGGTGGTAGAAAATACCAACCTGCCCGGCATGTCGTTGGCGCCGGCGGTGCCGTCTACCTGGGCGGATACGCGAGCAGCTTCTATAAAAGCAGCCCCATCAGCGCCGTAAAAACTGTATTGACCAAGGTTGTCGCCAGCGGAAACGATGCCAAACCCACCAACTGTTGTAGAACGTGATTTACCGATTCCGATAAGCGAACCGGTCACATCATTTGTATATCGAGAAACTGTTAAATTGCCGGGGCCGCCAGTGCCAGCAATCTGTATAGCTTGATTTAAAGTTCCTACGTTAATAACACTACTCGTCCCCACCAGCAGGCGGCCACTGGAGTCCAGGCGCATGCGCTCTGTAGGCGATGCTGAACCATCTGCTGTTGTAGAAAAAACGAGGCGGCCCGGCATGTCGTTGGTGCCGGGGATGCCGTCTACACGGGCCTCAATTAAAGCTGCCGGCACATATCCGGTTCCATCGGCACCATTAAAATATATCTGCCCTATTGCGTCTCCGGAACTCACAACTGTATTTGCACCAGTTGCTGTGCCACGACTTTTTGCAAACGTCAGGACTGGTGAACTGGCGCCATTATCGAAACGGGTAAGAGATGCGCCTAGTCCAGCTAATTGGAATTGTTCAAAACCAGCATTACCTCCAACGTTTAAGGCACTAGACGTGCCCGCCAACAACCTGCCAAAGCTATCAACAAACAACCGCCCAGTGCCATTAGTCGAGATTGCTACTTGGTCTGCGCCGGGGGAGTAGATGCCGGTGTTGGGGTCGCCGGTCCAGCTGAATGTTGGCGCTGCAGCACTACCCAGCGAGACTGCCTCGATCTGGCCGGTCGGATCAATCCGCAGTCGCTCAGTGCCATTAGTCGAGATGGCTACTTGGTTCTCTGATGGTGAATACAGTCCCGTCCCGTCATCGAAGTAGTACCCAGGGTTGGCAGCTGTGCCTCGCACCCCTTGCTTGGGATACTCAGCCAGGGCGCTCTTCAAGCCAGCCGGATGCACTGCCCTAGTGGCATCGGTGCCATTCTTCGTTTCATCAGGGCTGGCCAGCTCAACAATGCCTCGGCTTGACTCCGTGGCATCAACCACGCCAGGAATTGCATCCTGTTGGATAATCCAAGTGTCTCCCGTGTACAGAAGCAGGTTGCCTTTGGTGACCGTCCCAGTGATACCGACAAACCCAGGGTGAGCTGTTCCGGTCGTTGTAGTGACGTACTGCCACCCCGCCTGAGCACCAGACGGTGGAGCAGCCGTGACGTCGATGTCACCCTTGAACGCAACACCGCCAGGCTCACCACGATCACCCTTGTCACCCTTGTCACCCTTGGGGCCAGTGTTCGCCAGGGTCACCCAGGCATTGGCTGTCGGATCCCAGAAGCGGGAAAGAATGTCGTCGTTATCCAGCCACAGTTTCCCCGGCTGCTCCTTTTCTGGTGCGACAACAGGAGTGGGAAGACCGGGCTGCAGGTAGTTGTCATGCCGTGCCGCAATGGCATCAGTGGTGGCGATGTGCTCATCCTTCCCATCTGCAGGCCAAGTACCAGCCCGCTGCATGGGCTTGGTGACCACCTGATGGGGATCGCTCCAGAAGCCTTGATCTCCAGAATCAAACTGCTCCTGGTTGACGTAGAGACCGAACTTCTCAGCCTCATTGAGCTGGTCAGCAGTCAACAAGCTGCTGTCTTGGAACTGGGTGTAAAGCTCCTGGTAGGGCGTGATGCGCCGCACCAAGATCCACTCACCAGTGACAGCGGACTTCAGCCTGGCAATGGTGCCTGTTGAGTCAAAGTCCCACTGCGTCGGCCTTGCTAGCTCCGTCCATGTCACTCCTTGGTCGACACTGCGATACACATGGATGTGTGATCGCTGTAGATAAGGAATGTTCTTGCCGCCCTTGGTAACAAGCGGGAAATCAACGGTGCCAGCGGGAGCTGCGTTGTAAACGTTCCCGCTGTATGTCAGGCGAAGTAACGCCATTGGCTGCAGGACTGGCTTTTACAGCAGATTACCGCTAGTAGCCACGCCGGGCACGTTGATAAAGATCATCCAACTGAGTGCCAAGTTGCTGCACTGATTGAACATCATTGCTGCCTGCAGCAAGCGAACGAGCTTCACTGACGCGAATGCGATTCATCAAGTCATTGCTGTTTGATGCCAGGCTTTGTTCGGCAAGGGTGAAGTGCTCGCGGATCATCTTGTCCATGTCCTTCTCGATCTGATACTTCACCCCCTGCATCGCTGCACCACGATTCGCCAAGTAGTTGGCCACATCAGGCCGCCCCCTGAACTCACGGATCCGCTGGCCCAGCGTCTTCCCGCCAACCCGTGTCGTTGCCATCAACTTGTTCAGTTGCTGCTGCTCCTTCGGCGTCAGCTTGTACGACGAGGGCTTCATCTCCCTGTAGCTGCCCTTGATGTCAAACACCGTCTGCCACACGTCATCCGCCTTGTTGTTCCGGGGGAACACCGGGATCGCCATCTGCAGCGGGTTCAACCCACCAGGTCCCACGCCAGGCACCACCGGTACCGGCTCACCCGTCAGCTGATCGATCAACTGGGGGGACGTTCCAACGCCAGGAATCCGGTTGGCGATCTTGCCAAAGATGCCCGTCCCAAACGTGTCCTCGTGCACCTTCAGGACTTCCAGGAAGGAGCTGCCCTCATACGCACCCTTATACGGATCGGTCACACGATCCACGTAGGCCAGCAGTCCACCGAACGGTGTCTGCGTTGCCATCCAGTTCTGCACTGCAGCACCCCGGGCAACATCAGCGTCCTGCTGGAATAGCTTCACCAGACCCTCAACACCTTGCAGGAAGCTGGCCTGGTACATGGCACTGGCCATGATCCCCGTCATCCCGGCGAACACCTCTTCCTGATCAGCGTGGGTCATGTAGGCGGAGTGCATCCCAAGGTCGGCAAACATCCGCAGCACCACCGCCATCGGCTCACCAAACCGATCGAATGAGATCGCCTGATCGCCCAACTTGATGGAGTACGGCACGTTGCCTGCTGCCACCCATGCGTTTTGTGCATCACGGCCAGCGACACCAGCAGTCCACCGACCAGGGCCACCACCGGTGATCTGGCTATTCATCGCCATGCCGTAGACCGTGGCACCCAATGCCGTGGTCAACGCGATCTGACCAGCAACGCGGAAGGTTTCACCCGGGTCCTTCAGCAGTTCCTTCTGGATTTCCAGCACCGCCTTGGTCGGGTTATTCACGTTGTGCATAGCGATGCCAGCACCCTTGAAGATCGCCGCCATGCCGGTGCCCTCATACGCACCCTGCTTGAGGATGTTCAACGGGGTGCGGACAAACGGAACGAAGGGCCGGAGCACTGGAGCCTTGGCCAGCAGTGCGTTGAACTTGTCCGCCAGGGCGTTCTGCTCCTGGAACGTGGCCTCGTTGGCAACCTGAGCAATGGTGCGGCCATCAGCCTCCAGACCGCTCTGCAGGTTGTACACCGAGTCAACCTTGTACTTGTCCCACAGCTGAGCCTGCGGCAGATCAAACGCCCGCTCAGCCTCACTCTGGAGGAACTTCTGCAGCGCCGCCTTGTCGCCCAGGTCGATGCCCTGCATCGCAGCGCGGCGCACCCCACGAGCTGCCACCTCACCGCGGATCGCCAGGTGCTTGGCAAACTCATCCGTCCCCAGCAGGGCACGGGACGGGAGGCGGACGTACTCACCAACCTTGGTGATGGTGTCAGCCACGCCGTCCTTCAACGGACCCATCCCAGCCTTCTGCAGCTGGGCGTTCATCACCTCGCCATGAATGCCATGGCTCACCTTCTGATAGATCGATGTCTCGGTGCGTGCTGCGTGCCAGCCGATCTTCACAGCATCAGAGAAGGCTGAGTACATCTCAGCCAGTGCCGCGGTTGCTTCCGCTGCCACGATCTTGGCCTCGGAGGAACCGAACAGTCCGGTCGCTGCCCAGGCTTCTGCAGCACCCAGCTGCAGCACCGCCCGGGTTGGCACCCAGATCGTGCCGATCAGGTTGGTCGCAAACGTGGCGGGGCTGGACAGCATCCCGTTGATGAACAACTCCGTCCAGGCATTCCCTGCCACCTCCATGCCCAGGGCGGCCTTGGAGATCTCATGCGGGTTCTCAAGGAACTTCACCCGCTTGGCCAGGCGCACCAGTTCACTGATGCCTTCCTGTTGCCGGTTGGCGTCACCAAGCTTTGCCGCAATCCCCTTGAACGTGTCGGCGTACTCACCGGGGTTACCCAGTGCGTCAGCCGCTCCATCGGCAATCCCCTCATACAGGGCGTTGCCGTTGACGGTCACACCGTTGATCGTGCCGAATGACCGAACGCCGCGGCCAACGCTCTGACCCCAGCCGAGCATGAAGCCACCCAGCCTGCTGCTGGCCTGCATCTGGCGGGCAAAGGCCAGGCCCTCAACCGTGGCATCCTCGCCAGCGTTGACCTTCATCAGGAAGTTATCCGCCAGCTGCTTGGTGCCACCGGCGATGCTCTCCAGGTAGACCTTGAACACCGAGGCGACATAGCCCTCCTGTTCACCGGCGTAGCCCAATTCGTTCTTCAGGCTGCCGGGCTTGAGGACCTCCTCCCCCGCCTTCTTGCTGGCCGCTTTATCAACGCGAAGCCAGCCACGAGTCTTGGCGTACTCCACAGCCTTATCCGGCCCGAACGGCAACATCTGCCGTAGATCACCGATGGCACGCTTGATGAACGCAGGGTCCCAACCCTCACGCTTCAACGTGTAAGCACCGGTCTCCTCAGCCTGGCGCAACGTATTGGCCAGGAGTTCATCAACCTCAGCTGCCGACTGAACGAAGCGGTTCTCGGCAAAGGGGGAACATGCGTGAACGGCCATCAGCAGAAGTCTCCGTGTTCAAGGAACCGCTGTGCATCAGCGGCAATGTCATTGGCAAAGCGTTGTGCCCTTGCCTGTGGTGCCAGCAGTTTCATGCTGGTGTCTAACTTGTCGGCCACATTGCGCAACACCTTGGCCCGCTGACTCGGGATCTCACCGGTCTGCAGCAATGCCTTGATGCCATCAACCAGGTCATACATCTCACCTTGGGTCAGGTCAAAGGTCTTCTTGCCCTTGCCCAGGTCGTTGATGTTGATCCAGGCCTTGCCACCGGTGCGCTTCTCCCAGTCCGCATTCATCTGACGCTGGATGGACTCACTGAACTTCTGCACCGATTCGATCTGCCGGTCCGTCAGGGTGACCCGGCCCACCACTTCTGAATCCAGGATTGGATCACCCACGGCAATGTTGAGCGTCTGGTCTGTGGCGTCAGTTTCCATCTGCCGTGCCCGGGCGATGGTTGCATCGCGCAGCCGGACAAGCTCGGCATCCGCCAACTTGTCTGCTGCCTTCTTGGTGGATGTGGTGCCAAGGATTTCACCGTTGGCGTCATACACCTCCCAGCCGCGGCCAACTTCAGCCTTGCCCACCTCTGGACGTTGAATGCTGTCAAGCGTTGTGCCCAGGTATTCCCGCACAACGGTCTGGTCATCCAATGCACCGGTGGCCTTGGCGATCTCGGCCTCACTCAGGCGGATCTCCTCTGCTGCATTCAGCTGCTGCTCTTCAACCGCAGCGGTGGCAGCTTTGCGCTCGATGTCAGCGCGGGCTGGATCCATGGCCTGGGCCGCGGCCTGCTCCGCTTCCCAGTTGTCATAGGCATCACGAGCTTCTTTCCCTGCCAGGTTGTCCTGCACCTCAGGACGCATCTGGGGGCTGCCGTTGACCAGCTCCTTATTCCAGAGCCACTCCTCATAACGGTTCAGCTCAGCCAGCTCATCGAACGCTTCCGCCTGCTTGGCAGCCAGGTCACCACGGTCGATGTCCAGTGCGGTCTTGCGGTTGAACCGCACCTGCATGGTGTCGGGATCAATCGATGCCCAACCTTCACGCAGACCACGATCGGTGATGAAGTTCATCCACACCGAATCGCTGGCATTGATCACGCCAAGTTGATTCGCCTGTGGCGTGAACTTGGTCATGTACTCAATCGCATCCACCCGCGTCTGGGGCAGCAGCTGTTTCACCGTGCCACGCAGTTCATCGATGCTGCGCATCACGCCGTCAGGACCCTCCTCAAAGGTCAGCTGCTGGGAGCGCATGAATGCGTCATAGGCATCAGCCTTGAACGCATTACGAATGGTCTGGGGCGTGACCGTAGGTTCCGGTGGCCGCGGCCCCAGGTCCATCACCTGCACCGGCTGCATGTCCGGCGTGACAGGGACAAGCTCACCGCCAGCACCGAGGGTGCCAGCTGGCATGGAACCAGGCTTGGCTTCAGGGCCACCAGGCAGCATCCCCGGTTGTGGAGCACCAGGGAGCTGCTGCACCTGGCCCTCGGGAAGGAGGCCAGCAGGTTGCGTACCAGGAAGCAGTTCAGTGCTGCCAGCCACCATCTGCTGGTTGGCCATCAACTGCTGAGGATTCAACCCGCCCTGGCCTTGGGTCAGCTGCGCCTGCAGCTGTGGGTCATAGCCGACATTCGCCACTGCCTGATTGCGTAGCTGCGCTGTCAGTAGATCGTTCTGGTAGCGGTTCCCAATTCGCTGGGTTTCAACCTGGGAGTAAAGGCTGTTGAGTCGAGCACCTTTCTCCAGCGCTGCCGTTCTCGCTGGCTGCAAAGAAGCAGCCGATTCAGGCAAGAGCCCAGCAATGCCGCGACCCAGCTCCTCAGCTTCCGCGTCAAACGCTTTCAGAATCGCTCCACGCTCAGCCGGTGCTGCCTTGGCAAAGGCCTGGCTGTAACGGAACACCCGGGAGATGTCGAGCGCAGCATTGATCAACCCCCCGGCGATCAAGCCTTCTGCCATCTGCTTCGCCTTGCGTTGCAGCGGCGAATCCTCAATACCTGTCTGAAAAGGACCAATGCCGAGCATGTCGCTCAGCGTCTCGTCCATCTCCCAGTCACCTTCGCCGTAGACGTTGAAGGCAGCAAAGGCATCCCAACCCAGTGCCTTGCCAACCGTCATGGCGTCCAAGTTGCCCAGGTCCTTGCCTAGGCCCTTGACCGTGCGGCGCACCCCGGTGAACCAGTCTTTGGCTTCAGGGGCCTGGGAAAGTTCCCGGAAGGTGTAGCGAAGCCAATCATCAGAAGCCGCAATCTTGGCCGCGTTCTGACCACCCGAACCCTTGGCGAACCCCTTGGCCAGGTCGCCCATGGCCTCGGTGACCTTGGGTGCCCGGCTGGTTTTCAGCGTCGCATCCAGTCCATCCAGCGCCTTGGCAACACCACCTGCTGCCTTGCCAGCAACGGGCAACTTGCTCAGTGCTTTCGGTGCCAGGGCCAGACCCTTGATGCCCACCTTTGGCAGGGTGAGCACCATCGAGACCATCCGGCTGACGTTCGCTACTGCAGCACCGGCCTCGGTATTGGTGCCGAACTCACCCTGCCGCCACTGTGTCCAGGGGTTGTCGCTGTCGTCAAAGACCTGATTCCAGTCCCAGCCATTACCTGACAGAGCACTGGCGCCTTGAACCGCAACGTCAGCCAGACCTGCGCCAATGTCCAGGTAGTCAGTGACCAAGCCGGTTGCCGTGTCACCCAGGATGTTCCCCAGGTCATCGAAGAACTGACCCGGGTTCTCAGCCAGGAACGGTTTGTTCCGTCCCTCAGCAGCGTCCTGCTCGAACTGCTTGGTCTGTGCAACCGCCTGGTTCTCCGCCAGCCACTTGCGTTCCGCAATCGGATCCAACCCCAGCGGTGGCTGGATCTGCTGCTGTTGCGCCGCTAAGGACTGCTCTGGATCAACGATCGCTCCCTTGGCGGGATCGAAATAGACAGCCATCAGATGCGCCTCCGGTAATCCCAAACGCCAGCGCGGGAACGCTGATCAGCAAATAAACGGTTGTAGCTGTTGCCGAAACCACCGGCCTCCAATCGACCGGTGGCTGGGTTGATGAATGAATCAGCCCTGGCCTTGGCGATCGCTTCAATCGATGCGCCCTGCCTCATCACCTGCGGCAACTTGGCGATGAAGTCCCGTGCTGCAGCAGGTGCCTGCACCGTCAGGTCCAACACGTTGAACAACACCCGGTTCCACCCTTGAGTGCCGGGCTGCAGTCCAAGACGCTGCAGGATTGGCGCCACCGAAACCGACTGGCTGGTGAGGTTGCCCATCCAACGGCGATCACTGGAGGCAGGTGTTCCACCTTGCTGGCCACTGACGGTACCCACGTTCCAGACGCCGTTACCTGGATCTCTGTGGCCGTAGTACGCCTTGGTGTAACCACCGTTGGCAGTTCGTGTCCCCTCGGAAATACCGATGGCCACGAACATCGGGTGACGATCGCTGCTGATCCGGAGCGGTGCCATGCCCACCTGAGCGGTAGCTGACACCTGCGGCAGAGGTTCCGTGCGAATGTCCACCCGCTGCTGCTTCTTCCAGACCTTGCCGAAGGTGGCCAGGGCCTGGTCATTGATCACCGTTGGGTTGTCCTGCAGCGTGGCCGCGGCAGCCGGTGGGGTGATCACGTTGGCCACCAGCTGCAGGCCACTGCTCACCAAGGCAGAGGCCGGGTTGGTCTGCTTGGGCTTGGCCGACTGAGGGCCAGTTGGGCTGGGCTTCTCCTCAGTGCCACCACGGAGACCTTCGATTGCGTTCTCAGCTCCTTTGATCAGCTCCTGGGCTTTGCCCAACAGCGCACCCATTGGGCTGGAACCAAGTGCACCACCGATAGCGTCGGCGTAGCGGGATGCGCCATTGCTGGTGTCAACGCCACGGCCCCGCTTGATGATCTCCTGCAGCGTCTTCTGGGGATTGCCGTAGACGGGCTTGCCCTCCCCGTCCTTGATCTGCTGCATCCGGCTCATGAAGTATTTCTCCAGAGCTGGTTGGGTCATCGGTGCATTGGGGAACGCAGCCTTGAATCCCTGCCGCACTGACTGCGGGAAGGACTGCACCGAAACCTGACCACCGCTTTGCTGCACGCTCTGCTGGAACTGCTGCAGTTCCGTGGCAACGCGCCGATCCGGAGTGTTGTTGTACGTGCTCTTCAGGTCACCAGCTTCCTTCAGCCTGGTGTTGCGGATCGCTTCCAGCTCGTTGCGGAATAGATCCTTGGCCTGGTCTGAGGTGACGTTCTGACCGCTGGCCTGCAACCGCTCGATCCGCTGCTCCGTTGCACGGCTGGCAGCGGTGAACAGATCACGGCCAATCCGGGAGACACCCTCTTCATCACCGATACCAGCGGAACGGGCGATCAATTCCGTGGCCGCCTGCACCTCCTGGCCCAGGTACTGCCGGGCATTGGCAACCAGAGCTGTGCTCTCGTTGGAGCCTTTGACGATCTGCCCGGCCAAACCCTTCAGCTGGCCAGGGGTCAAGCCCGATGCCTTGACCTCGGCCCACATCTTCTCCGGATCAGCCACACCCTGAGCAATCCGGAAGCGCAGGTCAGCTTCAATCTGCTCCTGGCGGGGGGATGCGCTCTGGCCGAAGTTCTCGGCCTGACCAAAAGCACTGAGGAAGGTCAACGTCTGCTGGGCCGTCATGCCCTGCAGTGCGTTCTGGAAACCAACCCGAGCCTCAGGATCACCTGCAGCAGCACGCTGAATGATGTCTACGTTCTGCTCCAGGGCCTGTTCGTTCTGGAACTTCTTGTAGTCATCCTCCATCGCATCACGAGTGGAGCTGATGACATAGGACAAGGTGCGTCCGTCGCTCAGTTTCTGGTCAAAGAATGCAATTCCGCTTGGTGCCTTAGGG